CTCTTCTTGCGACCATTCTTCTTGCTTATAAGCTTTTCCAGCTCCAATGTAATCACATATCATTTCAACAATATATAAATAAGGAATTTTATTAGCTATTACATTTCCATTTGAATCAAAATCAATCCAATATTCCCAATGATGAGGATTATGTCCTTTATGATGTTGCCATGCTGCACTATATCCACAATCTTCTTTTTCTGCCTCTATTGGACTTTTATTACCTTGAAAATATTTTGCAGATGGAATAAATTCAGTTTTACTAAATTTTGATAAATCGTGTTTAATTCCTTGCCAGGTTATCCCACATTGACGACATTCATTAAATACATAATATTTATGTTTACATATAGTTTTAAAATGTTTTATAATTGCCTTAAAATTCATTGAATCTCCTTTTAAAATGCACTCGCTTCTATTTTAGGCGTTACATGAATTTTTAAATCTTCAATATCAATTAATTCATAATTATAATTTGTAACAAAAATCGGATCAATTCTACAAATACCTCTATTAGATTTACACCAAAGTAAAATATCTTTATATCGACCGCGCCTATTTTTATAAACCGAAATTTTTATATCAGGCATTTCAATACCCATAGAATTAACAATATTTTTTAATGATTCTCTGTCATCTTGGCTGACTTGAAGCATAATCATACCACAGTCAATTTTATCTGCAATAGCTTTTGCACCTCTTAATAGATTCTGGTCATATTGTTGAGCCGATACATAATCTGCATTTAACTGGGTAGCTGACATTACAAAAACACCATATTGATTACATAAATCTTTAATTCTTACACTAATCATAAAAAGAATATTATCTTCTCTTAATCCTTTAACTCCAGCTTTTGAACTAATTTCACTAAGAATTTTCATACTTGAATGAATATAATCCATAAATACATATCTTACATCATATTGACGAATACCAAATTTAATTGTATTTTCAATATCTTGTAATGAAAAATCTGGAAGTTTTTTAATATATAAAGGACTTTTTGAAAGAATTGCGGCAGCTTCATTTACTCGCTCCCACTCGCCTTCAGTATATGTATTTTCAAGAATATGATCTTCATTTACACCAGATAAGAAAGCAATCATCATTGTTTGAATTTCATCTTCTTCCTGCTCTGTTGTAATAAATTGAGTAGGTTCGCGAGTTCCATTATCTTCCCATTGTTTAGTTTCAAGATTATAAATTTTATTACAAGCAATAGCACAGGCATCCGCAATCATAGAACGAGTTTTTCCAACGCCAGTGGCGGCCGACCGCAAATAAAACTTTTTTAGTCTTGCTCCTCGATGAACTGCATTAACTAATCTCCCATAAAGAGGATAACCAATTTCGGGATTTGTTTTTAATCTTTCAAGAAGTGCTAATGCTCCATCTCCAGCTTGAATAACTCCATCTTCTGAGTTATCAACGTATTTAGCTTTAATTTCATCAATTTTATCATTAATAACATTAGCAATTTCATTAATTGGAGTATTATCAAACCATGACTCTTGGGCTTCTTTCTTTTTTGCATCTAATATATTATCAGGATCGTATAGCCATGATAAATCCATGCCAACACTTTTATTATACATTCTTAAAAGTGTCATCTTTTTCATACGATTATAATAATAATCAAATGCCGCAAGTTGACACATTTCTTTAATATTTTCTAAATATTCAGAACCTTTATTTACTTTATATATAGCATATTTTTTTGGTCTTTGCTCTAAATATTTTTCTATATCTTCAATAGAAATCTGTTTTGCCCCAAGTTGATGAAGATTATAAATAGAACCAAATAAAATTCTATGAAATTCTTGCGGGAAGTCTTGCTCATTAAATTTATATTTATCTTCTAAGTCCAAAAGAGAAGGATTAATAAAAACATCTCCAATTACTTGCATACATGCAGATATATCTACATATTTTGATCCCATTATTCTTCACCCATAATTTTTGCATTTTTAAATGCTTTTATTAACATTATTAAAGTTTCTTGTTCATAATTACCAGCAAGAAGATGAGCGTCTGCACTTAATCTATGTAAACTCTCTTCAAAGGCATCTTTTTTAAAATGGTTTTCAAATTCTTTAGGTATTTCAATTAAAATTTTCATTTATCCTCCTCTTCCAGCCACATATGCGGCGGCCGCACATATACTCGTGGAGATTCAATACTTATTATTTTTTCTTTTGGTAATACAAAATTTGAAATATTTTTTTCTTTATTAACTAATTGCGCTTGATATAAAGCATAATAATAATTTAATGCTTGTTTATATATATATGGAATAATACCTATACTTCCATTACTTTTGTCTAAAGAATTACCTTCTTTTTCATAATACCATTTAAGAGTTTTTAACATTCCACTGTATGTATAATTATTTTCTTTTACATATCTTTCAGCAAGCTTTTTGGTTAATATATAATTATAATCTTCTCCAAATAAATTTTTTACATAATCATAAAAAGCTTCAATATCTCTTTCCTCTTGAGACATATTAGCTACATGATTTTCCCAACATTTTACATGAGCATATCTACGAGCGGAGACTTGTTTTGTTGGTTCAATATCTCTATCAAATTGTTCACCGCAATATAAACATTTTACATAATGATGAGCCATAACAATCTCCTTTAAAAATTTTTTCTATTTATATTATAACAAAAAAAAGAAAACTTGTCAAAGAAAAAAATCTTTGACAAGTTTCTTAAAAAAATATATAATCATTCTGATGGAGTCTCTTTGGAAAGTAAGAGGAGATCATCATAAATCAAAGACAACGCCTCAACCTGTTCTCTTGAACATTGGCTCATCTTTTGACCTTTACCTAAGTATCTATCAGTAATCTGAATGATACGAGGTTGATAGAATTCTCTAAAGACTTCTTCAGAATTATTATTAATCATATTATTAATTAAATCATTACAATTTTTAAATAATTCATCAAAATTAAGGTCTTTCGTTGTATCTGTATAAAGATTGTTCTTTTTATCTGTAAAATA